ATTTAAAAGTTTGTTCAAAAGACCTTTCACCAATACCTTTGTAAAGAAAATCTTTCTCATTCTTTACTTTTTTTCCTTTTATCTTTAAGACATTTTCTTTAACAGAGATTGTCAGGTCATCTTTTGAAAACCCTGCAATCGCCATTGAAATGTTATATGCACCATCTTTTATTTTTTCAATATTGTATGGTGGATAACTAACAGTCTTAAAACTATCAAGCTCATCAAAGAGGCTATCAAAGCCTACTGTGAAAGCTCTAAACGGTGTTAAGTCTAGTGTCATTGTTACTCCTTTCTTTTTTAAGCGAGTTAATCAAGATACCCACTAGGCATATCTTGAAGTTAAAGTAAGAAAGGGCGTATATTTCAACGCCCTCTCTAAGTGTTTTTGTGTTATAGTATAAATCAACTATTACGCTGATTTAATTCCTACAGCCGCTTCAGGTCTTAGGACATCATGTCCCATAGCGTATTTCGCTACCATTAGCGTTCCTTGTCTGCGAATATCATATTCTGATTCAACAGCCAAGTCCATAAGTTTAACAGTACCAACAGCACTTGGGTGACTTACCAATCCTGCGTAGTCAGTTAGGTTTATAGTGTATGGATTTGTTCCACCTGCACCATAAGAACCAACAGCTACTCCCGCAGTAACGTGGAAGTTTACAAAGTGAGATACAGGTACTAATTCAATACCTGCAATCTTTTGTACTCTACCCTCAGCAATAGAACCTTGACCTCTAAAGTCAACATTTACTGCATTAGTCGCATTTGACAGCTTGTAGTACATTTCGGGTTTTAGAAAACATTTTCTACCTTCACTTGGAACGTAGTTGTCATCTAAAGTTTTCGCCGAATTAAATAGTTCAGTAATGAACGCATTTGCACTATCCGCCGCAGTTGCACTTGCTATTGTCGCATTTGTTAGTGTAGTTCCCGCAGGGTAACTAGAGTCACTTACGTTTGCCGAAGCAACCGAAGCTCTACCAATGTTTATTAAGATATGTCTGTCCTTAGCATAAGCCAAAGCTCTGCCAATTTCAGAACTGTAAGCATTTCTTACGTCCCAATGGTTCTTAGCTTCCTCAATATTTGAAAGGAATACACTAGATATTAAAAGGTCATTAATCGTAATAACCTTTTCGTTGTGATTCACATCAGAACCAAGTATTTCTGCTCCTGCTGTGTGGTAAGCACTGGAAATTCTGCCCATTACTGGGAAGGTTGCCGACTTACCGCTTGAGATAGTTCGCACCATCTCCGCTCCGCCTGTTTTTGAAGCTCTGTCAAAAGAAGTTAAAACTTCTCCTGCAAAAACTTTTAGAAACAGAGCGTCTTCTGCTCCACCCGCATTTACTTGTCCGAGTGAAACTGGTGTTGATGCCGCCATAATAATTCTCCTTTTTTATGGTTATTGTTAATAAAAGCCTTGTACTTTCAGCTTCTTATACTAAATTGTCTTCCCGCAGGAAGGTCAAGTTAATCTACTTATTTACTTGGCAGTTGCCACGCATAAGCGTTGCACAACTATTTTTTATTTTTCTTCTCAGCTTCTTGAGCCTTATCAAGAAGGTCGTTTATATTCTTGAGAGCAGAATTAGATACAGTTAATTTATCATATCTCTTTTTAATTGTTTCAAGAATATTGTCGTGGTCTCCGATACCTACTGGATTTTTTAAGTAAGTATCAATAACAGAAGTATGTTCAGCAATATCCGCTTCATACTTTTTCTTTAAAGCATATAAAAACATATTACCTCTTCTTCTTTTTATTTTTTTTCTTTTTCTTATCTTTTTTCTTCTTTTTCTTTTTTGCCATAGGATTATATTTCTCCTTTTCTAAGTTATATTTTTCTTCACTTAGCCAGTCGTCAGCCATATTAGATTTTACTATTAGCTAACTTATTCTTTACTTCCGCTTGATATGCAACATCTTTTGCGTATCTAGGGTCAGACATAGCTTGAGTAACTTGTGCCCAAGATTGAAAACCTTGTTCACCACTAGCACTAGACTTACCTTCAACCAACTTAGGTTCACTACCTGTTGCTTGTGAGTATCTAGCTTTAAGACCTACCACTGCTAACTTAACAGCTTCTAAATCTTTACTATTTACAGCACTATTATATGCTGTCTTCTCAGTTTCGCTTAGATTTTGACCTGCCCACTCAGACATAGTATCATACGCCTGTGTTCCACCGACCATCTCTTTAACGCTTGAGGATTGTTGGTCAGCTATTGCTTGTTGTCCTGCAATAAATCTGTCCACATAATCTTTTGGTATTCCTGCTTTTTGTAATGATTCATAAGAACCATCAGCAAGTTTACCATCTTTAGCATACTCTTCAGCTAAAGAATCCATATTTAAACCTGCACTATCTACAGCCTTTGTAGCTATATCTAAATCAGATTTAGGTTGTCCTTTTAGTTCTGCCTTAGAAACTGGGTCTACTGATTTTTCAGTAGGTTGAGATTGCTCACCAAGTTTTTTTTCTAATTCTGAATATGATTTGACCAATTCATCAACTGAGTTGAATTTTTCAGGCAAACCTTCAGGTTTACTTTGTGTAGGCTTTATCTCTTCCACTGGTTTATCCGTAGTAGTTTCAGCACTTTGTACTTCTACTTTATCTACCATAATTTATTTCCTTTTATTGTGGTTTAGTTATGTTACCCGCAACAGGAGCTACAGCTTTACCTGCCATTTCCATGACTTGTTGTTGCTGTTGTTGCTGTTGCATTTGTTCTTGTTCAGCCGCTAATTCTTCCTCAGTTTTAATCAAACCTTCCATCTCTATTCCTAAACTTGTAGCGATACGTTTAATTAAATCAGAAGGATTTAACGATTGAACTACTTGTGGATTTATCTGAGCTAAATTTCCTATCTCAGCCACAAATTCTCTTAATTTTTGTAAATCATTTCCTCTACCCAATGCTTCAATTCCCGTAATAATAGTAGGTTGAACTGAATCTTTAGGTAATGGTGGAATTTCTTTAGCTTCTTGCATACGTTTCATTAGTATTTTAACTAATGGAAGTTGAAACTCTTGGGATAGTAATGAATAAACACCACCCATACTTGTTTCTAATTGCTCAGCCATATATCTAATTTCTTGAGCTGTCACTCTTTCAGCATCTCTTTGAATTGCTGTGTGTAATAAGAAAGCATAAGACATACGCTCTTCTAACTTAGCTATGCTTCTTTCTACTACTTGTAAATCATATTGTTTTTGAGCTTGTAATACAGTAACATCATCAGCACTACCAGTAATAATGTCACCATTTCTAGTAAGTGATAAATCTCTTTTCTTTGTTACAGCATTAGGTCTGACCATAAATACAATTTTAGAAGAAGCCGCCGCACTTTCAACAAGTGCTTGAGACAATCCTTCTAATGATTTTAAATCTCCCAAAAATTCTTCTACATATCCTCTGCCATAATCTTCAGAATCAACTCTAACCATTCTTAGAGCTTGATAAGGAAGTAACTCTTTAGTAAAATTTCCTATTGATTCAGGAATTTTCATTCCATTTACTTCTTGACAAATATAATATTTATCATTTTCTAATTTATAAAGGTGTGTGTATAATTCTACATCTTCATCTTTTTTATAGTCTGCATCAACTATAATTTTACCTCTTGTAACTTCATCTAAACTTAATGGACTTACAACTTCTCTAATAACAATTTCTAATATATTTCCTGAAGCATCTCTATTACATACATATTGAGTAATAGGAAACACTCTCATTGTTCCATCTTTAGGAAGATAAGTTAAAACATTTCCTGCTACAATTAGATGTTTAAGAGCTTCAAATACGCTCACTCTTAAAGCTAACTGTTCAATCTTTTTAGATACTTCTCTTTCAATACTAGCTAATGATTTTTCTATTTCAGTTTTTAATTCTTTTTGTTGATTTAATTCCTCTTTTGTTTTTCCGCTAACTGATAGTCTAAAAAAAGGGGAATTAGGTGGGAGCAATAAAAGAAGTAATTTTGAGGCTAAGTTATTTACGCCTCTAGCTCCTACTGATTGGAAGGGATTGTATAATTTACTGGAATTTGAAAAACCTTCAGGTGTGACTAAAGAAGAGATAGTTAATTCGCTACATTCTTGTGCTCTATCTACAAATTTTTCTCTGTTTTCTTTTAATTTTAAATATCGTTCTTTTGCTGTAGGATTAACCTGCATTATCGTATCGTTGCTCTTTTTAGTTGCCATTTATATCCTTAATTATTAAGCTGAGTAATTTGCACCTGAATCTGATGCAGCAGTATTCAGTTGTAATCCAGTAGTAAGAGACGTTTTGCCTCTTTTAGAAGCTAATTTCTTTTTCTTCTTAATATCTTTATCGGCAGTTACTAATTCAATAGGTCTTTCCGTTGCTTCCACTGCTTGAGAAACCACTGGTGCGATTGCTCTTTGAATAGGTGGAGCTTGTACTTTCGGTGCTGACATACACATAGTATTATTTTTCTATCCTCTCTTTTAACGTGTTAATAAATCTTACCACATCTCTTTGACCTGCTTTAAAATAAACTGTCTTCATATCATCTTTTACTTCAGGTGATTTTTCAGGGTACAGTTCATTCAAAAGTTTAATCAAGTCATCAACTTTTTGTGGTAAAACTAAATCTTTATCCATATATTATTCTTCTAAAATGGGCACTTTAGTCCCACAAGCTCCCCGTTACAGTTCCTTTGTTATATTCTGTTGCTCTATTTTCAAAGAAGTTAGCGTGTTCAACGCCATTAAGTACCCAGTCTAACCACCCTAAAGGGTTATGTTTAACTCCGTAATTAGGCTTTAATGATAGCTGAAGCAACCTTCTATCAGCTATATATCTGATATATTCTTTAACTTCTTCTGCTTTTAATCCTCTAATACCACCCATTTCAAAAGCCAAATCAATGAATTTATCCTCTAGCTCTACCATGTCTCTAGCTGTTTGATAGATACTCTTCTTAAATTTTTCTGTCCAAATCTTAGGGTTTTCTTTCACCAATGTTTTAAATAATTTAATCATACTTTCAACATGATGAGTCTCGTCTCTAATAGACCATGTTACTATCTGACACATACCTTTCATTCTGCCATATCTTTGAAAATTTAATAGCATAACAAAGGAAGCGAATAGTTGTAAGCCTTCTCCAAAAGCGGAGAAACAAGCTATGTCTCTAGTTAAACCTTCAACTCCTTTACCTTTATCTTTAAATAAATAGTCATGTTTATTAGCCATTTCCTTATACTCCTGAAAAGTTTTATAATTTGTAAGCTCAGGCGTTCCAATAGTATCATTTAATAATGAATAAGCATGAGCATGATTAGCTTCAGCAGTAGCAAAAGAAGACAACATCATTCTAATTTCAGGGGGTTTAAATTTAGGTATATAATTATCAAGATATGCTTGAGCTATATCTACATCTCCCTGAGTAAAGAATTTTAATATTTGATTAATTAAATTTTTCTCTTCAGTAGTTAAGCGTTCATTCCAGTCTCTAACATCTTCATGTAGCGGAACTTCGCTAGGTAGCCAGTGCATTTTTTGTTGTAAATTATATGCTTCAAAAGCCCACTCATAATCAAAGGGTTTATAATATATTCTTTCTTTAAATAAGCTCATCTTAAAAATAACTCAATCCCTTCTATTACAATTAATATTCCTAATTCAATCACTAGAATGGTATGATAAATAGTCCATAAAACTGTTTGTTTTTCTATTTTCTTTATTACGCTTCGCATGATAAACACTCCGCTTCAGGAATAATAGTACGTTCTATCTTTTGAGATACTAACTCCGCTCTTTTTATTGCTTCAGACCTACAATAATAAAGAGTTTTTAATTTACGTTTCCAAGCTAACATGTGTATATCATGTAACTCTTTTATATCTACATCAGCAGGAACAAAAACATTTACGCTTTGTCCTTGACATATATACTTCTGCCTGTCTGCGGCATGTTCTATTATCCACTGTTGATTTATCTCAATAGCAGTTTTAAAAATATCTTTTTCATAGTCCGACAGCTCTTTAAGATGCAAGACCGAGCCTCTGCGAGAGACAATGGACGACCATATATCATCATTGTTTATACCTTTCTTTTCTAAAAGTTTTTCTAAATATTTATTCTTAACTAAAAAAGAACCTGACATTGTTTTTTGAACATAAGCATTTGCTCTGTAAGGTTCTATTGAGGGAGAAGTAGTCCCACAAATTATTGAAGATGAAGCGTTAGGTGCAATAGCTAATAAGTGTGCATGACGTAATCCTGTGCCTTCCATGTCAGGAGCTTCACCTCTCTTAACAGCTAATCTTTTTGATTCAGCTACAGCTTCTTCTTTTATTTTTTTAAACATTTGTAAATTTTTTGATTTGGCTAGTGCCGATTGGAAGGGAATTTTTTGTTGTTGAAGATAGGCATGAAAACCCATAGCTCCTAGTCCTATACTACGCTCATTGTTTGCACTAAATCTTGCTCTGAATAATTCTTCAGGTGCATAATCTATAAAGTATTGTAGTACATTGTCTAAGAAACGAATTATATCAGGAATAAATAAAGTATCCCTTTTCCATTCCTCATATTTTTCTAAGTTAAGGGAAGATAAACAACAAACGGCTGTTCGTGTTTCATTGGTAGGTAAAGTAATTTCAGTACAAAGATTAGAGTGATTAACATATAATCCTAATTTCTTTTGTTGTTCAGGTAGAGCTTCATTCACTGTATCAATAAAACAGATATAAGGCTCACCCGTTGCTACTCTAGTCTCTAAAATTTTTTGCCACAAATTTCTTGCAGAAACAGTGCGGACTTTTTCTTTTGTATGTGGGTCAATTAAATCCCAACTGTCATCAAAGGTTGGTTCGTTTTTACAATGGTCAATCAACTCCATAAATTGATTAGAAAGATTTACGCCATGATGTAAGTTTAAACATTTTCTATGTATATCACCGCCACTAGGTTTTCTCATTTCTAAAAATTCTATTATCTCAGGGTGGTTTATATCCATGTAAGCGGCATAACTTCCTCTTCTAGTTTTTCCTTGAGAGAACGCCATGATTTCAGAATCAACTACATGTAAAAAAGGAATAGACCCTGAACTCTGACTTCCACCTGAAGTCATTGTACCATCAGACCTAACGTGTCCCCAGTAGCCACCAATTCCACCACCTACAGAAGCCAACCATGCGTTTTCTGTGTAGTGCCTTGTTAATCCTTGTCTACTATCACCAACATAATTTAAAAAACAAGAGATAGGCATACCTCTTTTAGTTCCTGCATTACTTAGTATAGGAGTAGAAAACATAAACCAAAGGTCAGAAGCATATTCATAAATACGTTCAGCCATCTCTTCATTATCTGAAAAGGCTTTTGCCGCTCTCATAAAAGCATCTTGTGGTGATGTTTCATCAGGCAATAAGTATCTATCTTTTAAAGTAGTCTTGCCGAAGTCGGTTAAAAGATTGTCTTTACTGTAGTCCATTATTCTTTATCCATCATAGGAGCAGTAACAATAGGTTCTAATTCATCTTGCATTTTTTCTGATTCCGTTACTGGAACAAGAATTTCTACACCTTCATAACCATGTGTAATGTAGTGTTTCTTTTTTCCAAAGATTCTATTCCAACCTTCTTTATATTTTTTAGTTGGTTTATGTATGGGATTACCAAACATATTAAGGTTCTTACCTTTATATCCGTCAGTCATTATCTTCTTCTTCTACTCTTTTTTCTTTTCTTTTTAATTTTTCTTTTCTTTATTTTTATTTCAATTTTTGTAGCCGTTAAAAAGTATATCCCTAAATAAATTAAACTACTTATAAAAATAAGATTAGATAATACTAAACCTATTAATAAAATAGAATAAATATCCCATTCTTTTGTTGTCCATATTTTATCTACAATTAAAGGAGTTGAAA